TTACCAGTTCTACCAGAAGAATAATCTGGACCTGCAGGGAGATATCCAGTTGAATAATTTGCTTGGTCGTGACGTAATGTACCTCCTCTAACTGCTGCCTCATAAGTATCAATTGATCCAGAAGCATTACCAGTCCAAGTTGTATATGCAGGAGTAGGATTGTCACCAGTTGCACCTGCCTTGACTCTGGTAGCGTTACCAGACCCAGTTCCAAGAGAAGATATAGAAATGTTATCTTCGTCCATGCTGGAGGTCACAGCAGTGGTTCCCATGATATTGACATCTGTCGTATAAGTTACTCTCTGGTTGTTATGAGAACCATAAGGAGTTGAAGCATCAAAGGATGTGAAAACATTAGATGTAACAGTGGTGTGTACATTCCTTGGTTGCTGAGATATCAAACAAGTTACCCCAGTACCAACACCATAGTTTCTTGCTGGTGGATTAGTTCCAGAAGCAAAGTTTGTATAACTCTTATCTCCTGGATTTTGAAATCCATTTGTTTGTCCATCACTATTGATGAATGAATTAGAAGTATACATGTCACCAGTTGCATTCTCAACTGTCATCACATAAGTGAATGCGTTAGCAGATGCTTCTGTATAATGTGGTATACCAGAAGAGTATGCTAATGTTGGTGATGCAGGTGTTATAGGTGTGCTGAATGATATTACAGGAGCACCCACTGTACTTGCATCCTCATACCAATAAACAGATCCAGTTGTTGCTGAACCGTGTGTAATATTTGCTAAGTTATAACCATCAGGCGATGCTGCATTTATTATTCTAACGTCATATATCTCATAGAACCCTGCTGCTATTCCTGAATCTCTTGATGAATTGGAAGCATCCTCATCATTTGCTATCTGTAAAGCATCACTGGTAGCACTCTGATCTCCACTTGCTAATGTGATGTTACCTATACCAGTAGAGTTTACATAACCAGTTACCGTTCCAGAATCTCCTGGACCATATTCGGTTATGTAAGTAGTAGATATGGTACTATCAGTATTCCTTGTGTACTGAGTACCTGCTACTGGAGCAGAACCACCAGTATTATTTGTTGGTGTAAATCCAGCACAAAGTCTACCATTACCTGCTGTTCCAGTCAGACTGATTGAAACACCATCGATAGTAGTAGGTGCTGATGGTACTAATTTTCCTAATATATTGTTTAGTTCGTTTATAGAATCTTTTGTCTTATCGGTATTTGATATGGTGAACGCACCGCTTTTGAAACCTCCTGTAGGAGTTCCTATCGTAACGTCTCCTGCAACATTACCAGTAAGATCTCCAGTTACATCACCAGTAACATTACCTGTTACTGCTCCTGTTAGTGGTCCAATAAAACTACCAGATGTTACAATTCCTGATAATACTAATGCTGTTGAAACTCCAACTTCTCTTACTGTAACTCCAGCACCAACACCTGCTGCAATGAATACTTTACCATCTGCTGTATTAATTGCAAATTCTCCTAAGTCTAGAGAATCTGGATAATGCGGAACCTTACCAGCGACACTAGATCGCTTTATTTTAATCTTGGGATTTGCCATATCGGTATGTACCTATAACGACAGTATCTACTGTCGAAGATATTTATGTTATAATTAGATTAGGTAGCTGATTATGATGACAAAAACTCTCGCTGTGTTAACGGGACCGCAAGGTTCGGGCAACCACCTCTGGTCCAAAATATTCTCACTACACGAGGACGTTTTTGGTTGGAAAACTCTTCTCGATAATTATTGGGAAGCACACCGTTATTCAGAACCCTTTGCTGAGTATTGGAAGGATCCGTCCACTCTGCATAAATTTGACTGGTCGCAAAGTCAATATTACTTTACCTCTATAAGCATCCCACTTGGCATAGAAAGTAAAGGGACCAAATGGTGTCCAAACGTGGTGCAGTTTTGCACAAATGCTCAAGCTTGTGGTGTGAAGACTAAAGTATTAGTCATAGGTAGAGATCAAAATATACTTGCACATCAACAAAACCGAATAAGAGAAGAGTCTACTATACGACACTTCCTAGACCAACTGCCAAATTTTGAAAAACCAACATATCTAAGTTATGAACTGCTTTATCTTTACAAGCAAGAGTATCTCAAAACATTAGATGTTGGATTCCCTATAGCATGGTATGATAAGAGAGTAGATGAAATATTAGAAGAAGATGCTAATGAAAAGTATATCAAATACGTAGATTATAATATCCTAGACGATGGTAATAAAACTGGGATACCTTTTCCTTCCAATCCCAATACACCAGATAAACCTTCAGGTGATTACTTACCTTGTTGTGGAGATAAACCATGTCACTGCCCGTAGTGCTACCAATGAAAAAATTATTGATTGTTGCTGGTCCACAAGGATCTGGTAACCATTTGTTTGCTAGATTATTATCAGCACATCCTAACGTTGTAGGATGGGATTCACTGAAGGACAACTACTGGGTTCCTAGTGATCAAGAACCCTTTGCTAGATTCTGGGTGCATCCAGAAGAACTGACCTTCCCTGAAGGAGAGTTCTTTTGTGCTAACGTCAGTGTACCTTTCTTCTATGATGGTGTCAGACAAGTTCCCAAAATAAAAGAGGTTGCACAGAAAGCGATGTCGCTAGGTGTACAACCAATTATTGCTCTTATAGTAAGAGATAGAAATATAAATGAACTACAACAAAAACGTGTAGGTGGTGAAGTAACTATGGACACTGCCCTTGAATACTTCAAGGATCTAACATGTCACTTCATTGACCATGAGGCATTCTTCTTATGGAAAGAAAAATATATCGAATACCTTGGTAGGATATTAGAATTCCCTGTAACAACAGAAAACATCGACAATTTTATAACTGTCGATGCTAACCATAAGTATGTCTTTCCAGTGCAAGAGCACTGGTTAGACAAAAGTATTCGTGAAGGTCGTAAACCTTTTAAACAACGGCTAAAGGAGTAGCAGTGTTCTTATTGCTGATCTCTAGAAGATCTGTTCTCATCTTCTCTACAAGTGAGAGAACATGTGACTGAAGTGCTTCACTACCTTCTACAAGTCTAGAAAGTGAACGTCCACCTAAGTTAGAGTGGAATCCTTCGTCTTTAGCAATAGTTGCATAACGTGAGGAGATAAACTTATCTTCTACACATTCTGCCATTTCATTCCATACTGCTTCTGCTCTGCCTTCAGCAACTAACTGATATGCAGCAAGTGCAGCTTCATCTTCTGATGCTTCATACTTCTCAAGAAGTGATGCACCTTTTGCTTGTGGCTTCTCTGCTTCAGCAGCGAATGCAGCAGCAACATCTAGTTCTTCACCAGTGATGTGCTCGATAACTTCCTTTACCATACGGAAGTGCTTTGCTTCGTCCATAGCTTGACGGCTTAGAAGTTCTAAGTCTTTTACGTCTGTAGAAGGATCTGCGGATGCAACTTGACCAGCGATGGCGTACATATTTTGAGCTTCGTTGACCATGCGTCCACGGAAGTGCTCAACTAGGTACTCATCACTTGGCTTAGAAGCGAAGAAACGACGAACGTTTGAGCGTGATGCTTCAAACAATTCACTGTTTCCTTCCTTGATCTTCTTGACGAAATCGGTTCCAGAAAGCATTTTAAGTTTTCCTATCTACGTAATTTATTTAGTATAAATGAAAAAGTAACGGAGATGTCCCTGAACTGTATATTCAGTTTCGATACATTTCACAATATATCCAAATCGTTCCGCTATCTTATTTATCTTTTCTTTAGACCATGGATACCAATACATATCACCATAGTCTGTCCAGTCATGAGGTATACCTGGATTCACTCTAAAAATTGCCTCTCTTCTCCACAAACCATGAAGTACATCCATTTGATAATCTATAAACTTTTCGTCACCAAAATTAATAGAACCCAAAGCAAGTGCTATATCACACCTCGGTCCTTTATATTCTTCTAAAGAAACTTTTATATCAGCAGCATCATTATATGGGTCTATACCAATCAACCTATTGATCTTACCCTTGAACCTATTGTACCCACACCCAACATCTAAGACGCTAGAAGGTTCTTTAGCATTGACATAATCGACCAACTGATAGCCAGAATACTTAAGAGATTCAAAATTTTGATCTTGCCAAATACCACTAAAATAAGTATCTAATTGCATTATCTAAACAATTAAAATGACTACCAACTCCTTTCATAACAGGATGATTGTGGACAAACTCATCATCAGAAACAATAGCAATTTCTTTATTAAGTGAATGTCCATATGCTATTTCAAATATAGTACCGTAAGATGGTCTTCTATCATTCACTGCTTTTGGTAAATAAGCAAAAACCATATCACATCGTTCTACATTTTCTTTTGTGTTATGAAATATTTCTCCAGCAGATCCTAAATCATAACGAGGTTCGAGTACAGCTATCTCAATAGGTATGTGTTCAGAAACATAGTTTCTCCATAAATGAACTTCATCCTCAGAACATTGTTCTATCGGACCTGCCAAATAAACTATCACACTTCTCCACCATCTACCACTGGATCTGGATCCTGTGGAACAGATGTGGGTTTATCTAATCCTTTTACTTCTTCTTGCAATTTCGCAACTGTATTATTAGCAACAGTTAGTTTTGCTTCTAAAGCAATATTTTGTGCCAATAATGTACTTACTCTGTTTTGATAAACCTGCAAAACAGCGTTCACTTCCTCATTCATGTTAGAAAAACAACTGCTCTATATATGCTAGAACGAACCACCATCTATGGTAATATTTTCTAATGATCTAGTGGTTCCCGAACAAGAAATTACTTGTGTCTGACCAGCACAATCATTGATATATAACCCACCTATCTCTAGATCTCCAGTAGTACTTACTGTTAGAACACTAGAAGACTCTGAAACTTCTGAACCTATAACAACTCTTCCTGCAGAATCATCCCAAAATACAGCAGCTTTCTTAGCAGAACCACTATAGTAGTTCATTATAAGACCAACGTCCTTGTTGGTATCACTACCTAAAGCAGCACCATCTACAACCTGTAGTTCAAGAAGAACGTCTTCTACAGTTGTATTGACTGTATTGATTTGTGTTACTGATCCACTGATAGTTAGATTACCACCAACAGACAAGTCACTTGTTACATTTGCTGTACCTGTAACTGTCAATGCTGATCCACTAAATGTTAGATTAGCACTATCTTCTAACTCTCCACCCGTACCAGCAGTAACAACTCTACCAGAAGTAAGATCACTTACTTGAGCAGTTGCAAAAGTACTAACACCAGTGACATTAGCATTAGTTGAACTTAGATATGTTACAGTACCTACTCCAGATACATTGACTGCTTGAGCACCAGTACCACCAGAAGCAGCTTGATTGGGTGTAGTATCCCATGTCAACCCACCACTACCATCTGACTTTAGAAATCCGTTATTAGTTGCTGATCCTGGAAATGTATATACCTGATCACTTGCTAATGTTGCAGGAGCTTTTAGAGTTAGTGTATTAGTACCGTTATTAGTACCCTCTACTAAATTAACTCCCGAACCTGTTGTTGTAGTTTCTTGTGTCCAATAACGAGAAGAACCTATAATTTGGTTATTGGTAGTTGTAGAGTCAATACCAACATATAAGTCGTACTTGTCTATGGTAAAACCAGGTTCACCTGCTCTCAAGCCAGGTAGACTAGCAAGATTACCTCTCTTAAATTGAAGTACTGGATTACTCATTGGTTCCTATTTGCCTTTTAGTATTTAGAATTTATGCCCAAGTTCCGCCATCTAGATCAATCTGATTGTCTAGATCTTCGGCAAGAGCAGTAACAACAGAAGAATCAAATCCTTCTGGACCAGATAAACTTCCAGCAGCAGAGTTTATTACTGCGTCTGGACTTATAAAAACAAAGTTATCTGCATTTGGATCGTATGATAGAACAAAATGAGTTCCTATACCACTACCAATTGCTGTAGATACAATGTCAGTTATGTCTCTAATGTTTGCCACAGTGTCGTCCGATTCTACAGAAAATTTAATAATAGGTTGACCATCTAATGCAGTATCAGCATGGTCGGAAGTAATGCCAACATTAACAATCTGTATTGACATATCATGATGCCGTTGGGTTTACTATCACTTGTCCAGTAATAACTTTAGTTCTGATATTACTGTTACGATTTATAATCAAAACATCATACTCATATCTTCCAGAAGTAATAATACCAGTCTGAGTATCACTCAGAGATATTGTTAGGTTACCTTTTGAAGGTTGACCGCCATAAGTAGTGGCAAAAGAAACGGAACCAGGAGCACCTGCCCATTTTCTCATCTTACAGGAAAAATCATAAGACGTTAGATCTAGGGCTGTGTTATCCCTCTTCTTCAAATCAAAGGTAGAAGAAAAGTCAGTACCTGCTTCTATTTGTATATTGACTGAGGGAACTGCCATATTTCTAGATCAGTATTTCTATTTATTCTTTAATAATAATTCTTTCAAAAGAGCAATTTCATCCTTTAGACTATCTAGTTCTTCTTTTTGAAGTTGTCTATGATTTTTTTCTCTTACATAACGATCATATGCAGTCTTATCAGTGTTTAAGATTGCATTAGTTTTCTTATCTCTTTCGAGACCTTTGAAGTTTTGTACCTTTACTCTATCCATTAGGTAACCGCCACTGCTCTAAAGTCTAACAATTTAGGTTCTTGTGCTTGATTGGTTGATCCAATGTTTATCTTGATTTGGAATCCAATAAACGGAGGTAAGTTGTCTATAGACCACTCATACTCAAGATACTGATCTTCAAGACTTACAGCAATATTTGCATCAGGAGAAGCATTGTTATTGCCAGAATCTATAATAAATCCACCAGCATCTAAGTTAGAATATCCTGGGAAGTTTTCAAAGACTCTATCAACCTCAAGAGCATCTGCCCTTACCAATCTATAGAAACATCTAATGTCTGCTGATTCAGGTCTATATGCAGCAACAAAAACTTTTATAGATGATGCAGCATTTTCTAGTGGAATAATCTTAGTAACATAAGATAATTCATGAGGATCTTCATCATAAGTATTAGATAATCTATTAGTAATGTAATTTGAAACAGGAGCATTCAATTTATTTTGTGCTACTGAAACAGAACTTCTAAATGCATCTACTACAGGTGATACTAGTCTATTATTAGTACTAAGTGTAAGATCCATTGTAAATGATTTTGATCCAGGCAATTCAAGTATGCTGTTGTTTGCTTGCTCATTTTCATAAGAAGCAATCATTCTTGAAGTTGGGAATTGAGTTCTATTAGTCAAAGATATACTTTCAAATCCTTGATCTTGAAAAGATGTCTCACTACCGTCAATGCTTGTAGCAGAAGTTGTTCTAACAGATGCTGTAAGAGAAGCTTGATCGCAACAATGGTATGAAATTGCAGGTGTTATTTCATTGAATTGTATATTCGATGTAGCTCTAGCTCTATCTCCCCCACCACTTTGATCAGTGGTGAAATTGATATCACCAGGAATATGACAATGATAATGATCAAACTCTATCTTACCATCAATAGTACTTGTAACTTCTTGGAGGAAATGTTCTCTATTGATTTTCCTTAAGGAAACACCAGATAGTTCTGCCTTTTGTATTGGGGCATCAATCTCATAAGTTCTAGCAAACCCACTATCAATACCACGACCAGTAATACCTGTGAGAGTATTATTACCAATACCAGTATATGCAATCAACTCATCCCCCAAAAGTGCATATCCAGGATTGCTTGCTGATACTTGAGCACCTTCAAACATATTGAATCCAGTGCTACTCGCAACACTTATATTAGCCGTAGAACTAGCAGCATAACCAACAGTCAATCTAGTAGGTAAACTATCACCCACTACACCAGCAATCCTCACTCTATTCAATTCAGAGTTCATACCGTGCATAGGATGATGTACTTTGAAAATCTTACCAGTACGTTGATCAGTATTAACTGATACTGAAGATGGAACAATACCTGTGACAGTTACTCCATATCCAAGAGTACTATCATAAACTTGTATTGCATCAGAAGTATTGAAGTCTGCACCTTCAAGACCTGTAAATAAGAATGCATTTATTCCAGTAGTAAGACCAACTGATCCTATGAAGTCTCTACCAAGACCTTTAGTTCCAATGGCAACTGTAAATGTATCACCTTGTGCATATCCAACTCCTTCTGAACCTGGTTTGATGGTCATTCCTGTAACTACACCACCAGATACTGTTGCAATACCAACACCACCTGATCCTCTACCTGTGCGTCTTATAAAGGCAACATCATTATAAGTACCATCTTCATATCCACTACCACCATTAGTTAACCTTATGGCAGTATTACTTTGCCCAATATGAGACAATCTCTCAGCAATATATCCTTTAGCAGTTGTATTATTCTGTAATACCTGTTGACCAATCGTTAGATTAGTAGACATTTTTTCGATAGCAGATCCAATACCAACCAATGCAGACTTAGCATAAGTCTCAATTGGGTTGTCTGGTAATTGATTTCTAGCACCCCACTCAGTCAACCTTGGACTAAACATCTTAAGTGTTCCAGATTGCTCTGAGAATTGACACCTATATGTTGTGAATTTCATATCTTCCATCTGAGATGCTGTCCAAGTAGCAGCATTTTGTGCCTTGAACAATGATCCTAGACTAGGTTGTTGGGTAATAACAACTTTACCCAATTCAGATTGACTAGAAGTTGTTATATCTACCTCACCAACTTGAGCAATCCATTGATTATATTCATCTGTTGCTGTAACTACAACATAAGCATATTCTGCTCCAGATGGATCTCCAGCAAGATATACTGGGGCTGGGAAGTATATTCTAGTTGGTATACTAGCATCATCAGATACGTTTACATCCTGAGGATTGACAGTTACAATACTATTTCCGACTGCTCTTCTAGTAGGATATCCATTTTCCATTTCTACAATAGAAATTTCTAGAGGAATTGTTTCCGATCTTGACTGGAAGAACATATCAACAGCACCAAGGAATACACCAGGATCTTCTTCAACAAAGAAACTTTGTGCTAAAGGATCATTTATATATTCAATAACTTCAACATATTCAATTACAGTAACGTATTCAACTACAGGAACCTCAACAATTACCTCAAATGGTACAGGTACTGGTATAGGTACATCAACATATACAGTATTAGTTGGTCCTGGTACTTCTACAGTTTGTATTTCTGGAGGTAATGTTACATATTCTGTATGATGGTGGTGAACATCATTAGTTACCTGAACTTCAACTTCATGAATAACTTCTTCATAAATGATTTCTGGTGGAGGAGGTGCAGGTTCAGTTCTAATTAATGTTGTTTCTGTTATCTCTCCACCTTCTGAGAAGAACTGAGCACCAGCACGACTAAAGTTTATGCCTGGTAATTGTTCTTCTGCACGTAAACTTGAAAGTATCGCTGTGCTATCTCCATTTGCAAATGATTCTGCTGGAATATAAAAACAACCAATTGCAGCACCTAAATCATCAGTAACTATTCTGAGGTTATTGATCTCTGCTTCAGCACCACTTGTTTCTCCAACAAGTCTCTGTCCAACTTCTACCTTACCAAAGTAATTGCCATCAGACTTTTGATTCAAAGATGCAGTATCAAGATTCAAAACTGTTGATGTTTCTGAATATGATGAAGAGAAACCAACTGTAGGATCGTATGGGTTTGTATTTACTGTTACTGTAGGTGCATTATAAGGACCACCTTTATGGTTTGGATTTGCTAATCTAGCTCTAAATTCTGTTGCTTGACCTGTTGTCTGAGTACTAGAAACTGTTCCACGTATAGTCTCACCTACTTGGAATGAACCTTGGATAGGAGTAACTTCTAGAAGTTTTGGAATAACAAAATCTCTAGTATCAATCATGTCAATTCCTTGGAATGTGACATGATGTTCTGTTATTGGTTTTAACCTAGTTCCAGTAAATTCAATATTCTGCTCCCTCATTTCTGGAAGCAACTCTGTTGAGAAAATAACGTCATTTACATAACCAAGACCATCATCTTCTACAACTGATACTCTATCAACATATATGTCACTAGATGGGTTTAGAGTTAGATTACCTTGCCAATTCCTCCACATATACGGATTGACATTTTCAACTCTACTAGCAAGTACCTGTTCCTGATATCTAACAAGTTCATAATCTAAGGTCAATAAATTACCTGTTCTTCTGATATTTGTTGAACCTAAATCTTGTACATATCTTGCATCAATAGTTGGATCTGGATCTTGAGTCAATCCTATAAGATTATTAGAACCAACTAAAAGATCAATAGAATCAAAATGTTTTACTGGTACTAATTCTCCACCAGCAACTTCAAATTTCAAAGAAGGTAATGATCTATCAGCAACATTATAGTCGTTGAAAGGATCTACAACAAATCCATTCTTAAATCTATCGAGTCCTGTATCTGGATCAGTAATAACTAAACTTTGCGTAGCATTTTCTAGTAGAGATAATGCAGTTACTTCTTCAATATTTTCAATACGTGTTTCGAGATCACCAATATCTTTCATGGTATAACGTTTGTTAGACCTAAAAGTAATTTTTACATCTCTTATAGGATTATATACGTAAGGTTTATATTCTATTAGTGCTAATTCAAAAGAATCAGGAAGAGGTTCTGGTTGTACTGGCTGTATAGCAGGAGTACCCTTTTTGACAGTAAATGTACCGTCACGATTTAGGAATAACCTGTCAGTTCTTGCTAAGTAGAAATTGTAATCAAATACAATGTTCTCATCTGATACAAGAACATTAGGAACTGCTTGACCACCACCACTAAAGTCTCTTGAATCAAATTCAAATGGTGATCTAGTTCCAGAATCTACAAATGGTGCAACCCTTGGTCTTAGATCAATAACATCAGTATTTCTTACGTTATTATAACTAGCAACTCTATCATAACGATCTTTAGTATAACTATTTGCCGTTACTACATCACCAGAATCTTCTGAATTTATGGTGTAGTAATCAAAGTATATCTTTAATTGTCCTTGTGGATGAGGAAATCCTTGTTTCCTAACAATACGACCAAAGTCATAATATTCTGCTCTTTGACCAGAATCAACTATATAATTACCTCTAATATTTTTATCACCAGATGTAACTTGAGTTAGAGCTGCTTCTACACCAGATTCTTGGAATACAACTGTTTCAGTTTGTTTGAATCTATTAGTATTCTTGAAGCAAACATCAACCTTAGTTGTGCCATTTCTTCCAAGAACTATTGCTGATGCACCAGAGCTCTTACCAACACCAACCTCACCTAGGATAATATCAGAGTTGTTTCCAGTAGGACCAGTAAACGAAGATAATGTCAACGCTGGTATAACAGGTGCTCCATTTCCAGCTGCTTCATATACTGCATGTACTTCAACAACATCAGCATAGTCAAGAGAAACTTCTCTGTCTTGAACTCTCTTACCCCAAATATCACTAGGATTTAGACCATCTGCAATTGAAGTTGTAATACCTGACCATTCTCTATCTGATCCAGTAACTGTAACTGATGCAGACCTAACAACAGTTTTTTGCTTAGATTTTACTTTATCCTTCTGTTGAGTTGAATGTACTACAACATTACTTTGAGATGCAGTAAGACCTGATAAAGTAACACCTTTACCACCACTAGTAAGTGAGAATTGATCGCTTGTTAGTGCTTCAATTGTTCCATCAGAATAAAATACAGTATATCTTTCTTCGTCAAATGCATCGTAAATATAATCTGTTCCTGTCAAAGATGGTAAATCCATCTGACCACTACCATCTGTAGCTTGACCAGTATCTTCCTTTCTAACTTTTATAACAGAATCTGTAAGATCTATAGACTCTACATTACTATGTGGTAGTTGTGCATAAAGGAATCCACTAGAAGATCCTCTTAGGTTTGTCGCAACTATTTCAACGCCACTTACTGTAACAGAAGATGTTGGAAGATCTTTATCACATACACCACTAACATCATCAGGTGCAGCAGATAGTGTTAGACTGGAAGTACCAACTACAGACACTACATTATATACTGGATCAGAGATACCACTTAATTGGTATCTTATAATATCACCTACTTTGAAATTAGAATAAAATCCACCAATAGCAGATGTTACAGTAGAAATACCTGGTGATCCTGAACCAACAGATATATTGACTGCACCAGCACCGAAGTTATGTTTTGATTCTAAAACTACATCAGCAGCAAATGTTCTACTTGCAGCAGTAGATCTAACTGATTTGATATCCGAAAGATCATATTCCGTAATACTAGTTACAATCCTACAACCCATACCTTTCCAGGATTCATGAATACCATTGATTGCAATGGTTTCATTCATTATAAAACTACCTGTGGTTTGATGTAGTTCTAATTCAAAAAGACTAGATCCACCTGTCTTCAAGAAAGCACTTGCTCCAGACTGCATACCTTGAATGTAAGCAGGGGTGGAGATGGTAAGTCCTTGGTTGATACCTATCTTTCCATCCGTCTGTATATCATACAAAAACAAATCAAATACACTAGTATCTCCAGTGTATGCAGAATTCTGAAGTTTATAATCATATACTCTTGCTTTACCAATACTATTACCAGCAGCAGATGACTTAGTAGCACCTAATCTTGCATCACGCAAATCAACATAATCGGCATTAGCAGCAGCTAATTTTACTTGAGCACCGTTTAGAGTATTGTTTACCCTTAGACTATTACCTGCTTGGAAAGGTATGGCATTACTCTTTACAAGTTGTGTTGTTCTTGGTTTCTCTACATCTAAAATTCTAGCACCATGTACCTCACACTCATATCCTTTTACATATGCTTTACCAGGACCAACCCTAATATTCAGCAAATCTTTGGTTGGAATATTACCCTTATATGTTTTTTGCTCTGGGAAATATGTACCAAAAACAGTATGCCTATCGTTTAGACATTCTGTTGCATTTAAACTAAATCGTCTAACATAATAATCACCACTCTCGTCATGTGTTCTTCTGGCAAGTTCTTTTGCCATTTCACTGTATAATGTTTTATCTACAAGTTTCTTTTTCTTACCACCTTCAGACCTAAACAATTCAATGAAATTCTCATCATTGAAATCATCATTTGCTTTCTTTGTAAGTACTAAACTAATCTTAAGTCTGTCAGCACCAGGAGCAGTATAGTTAGAGAATCCAGCAGCATTATCATATAAACTATCATCATCTACAGCAGTAACAAGTTCTTCTTTAACAAGGAAACCAACCCTATAAGTAGGTTTATTATCATACTGATCTAGTATGATAGTTTCTTGATGAACATCAACAAATGCACCACGAGCAAAGAAAACACCTTTGGTTACAGTAAATGATGAACCAATAGCATGAGCACCATTAGAAATACAATTAGCAAAATCAGAACCTTTTGTTATACTGGTAGAACCATATACAAAAGTAGACAATGAAATTAAACTTTCTCCATCTTGAAAATATTCTGTTTTACCATCATCACCATTTCTTTCATACTTGATGTATAATGTAGTATTATTTGTAATTGACTGTGAAGCTGGAAGAACCTTCTTCACTGTAGCAATAACACCAGAAGTTTTTCCTTTTATCCTTAGATTGATTAAAGCTTCATAGTATAATTCTACAGGAACACCAAAAAATGTAGACTCAATCTTTATGCAAGTATAGTCTTGATCATAACTTACAGAACCAGGAATAACTACTGATCCTTCTCTAAACATATGTCGTCCAAACTTTTCAATCTGATTTTGTAAAATAGATTGTAAAGTTGTTAGTTCTCTTGCCTGTACTGGAGTTCCAGGTTTGAACAATACTCTATTAAAGTTCTTCGATGCTTCAAAGTCATCAAAGTATGGACTCGCATTTAGATTGGTATTTTGTGGCATTGGGTCAGAACTCTAATACGATTTTGATGTCTTCTCGTTGGTTTGTGGCTCTCATAACTTCTGGTCTGTTATCAATGTATATAATATCACCAGAATGTTTTTTAATTTCTGGTTCAGCAAGACCATTAGTAAATGATTGTCCGAAATAATATGTCTTAGAATTTACTATTGTTGATACTCCAACAAATCCTGTGTCAATGGTTAACGTTTCCGTACCTGAAGTAGTTGCTACTGTTAGGTTTGTAGAACCTCCAGATCCAGGAGTGTTATTGAACTTATTTAGACTATAACCATAAGTGGGTTTAGTACCAGCAGAGTTATCTCTAGCAAGACTTCTATCTTGCCAATATCTCAACACTTGAGTTGTGCTATCGTAAGATACAATTTTACCGATAGCAGTTGAACCAAGACCAACAGTTTGAGTTATTTGTCCATCAAGTGATGGTATCAAAGATGATGCAGCAGCACCATCTACTTTTATAGCAGGTAAATTGACAACCGAAGACGCTGTTAGTAAATTAGTACTACCATTCTCTAGTGGATTTTTTAGAATACCTATACGTGCAAACTGATTTCCTGTTGGGAAGTCTGGGTTTGTTACGTCAGCATTTTCAATTCTAGAATAAACAAGAACCTTATTTGATCCAAGTTCTCTATAAACATCACCACCATGTCCACCTGGAGGTGGAATGATTACTGAGAAAGAAGCACCAGCACCAGTAACAACAGAATCTAAATCTAAAGTTGCAAAAGAATACCCCGATCCACCATTAGTTACCTGAACTGCAGATGGCTTACCATTCAAGAAAGTAACAGATGCTAAACCACCATCTCCATCTCCTCTAATGGGAACATTATTTTTTGTACCATTGAATTGATATGCAGCACTAGTTACATCTTCAATCGTTATAACTTCAATCTTACCATCAACAGCAGCATTTCTTACATCAACTACATCAGTATTATTTTCCCAATCTGTTGGCACAGGCATAAAGTTAGCACTGTCAAACTTGAGAATCTCTGAAGGTTTTATAGTGTAAAGATACTTCCAAATATAACCATCACTTTCAAGTCTAGGTTGAAGGTCGGTATGAGTTGGTTCTTGTAAAGAAACAATTCCTTTTCCATTGTTTGATGGAGCAGCACCATTGTATATGCAACTATAAACTCTATAATCAGAGTTCATTATATAATAATTTGAGCTGTATAAACTACTAGAACTAGTCTGAGGACTCAATTTATTAATACTATAATCATGACGATACATTTCATATATCGTACCACTTGTCCAAGAAGTTTTGTTTATAACTCTTAGAACATCATTAGATGTAACTTTTTTGGCAGAAATAAGAGTATCATATATGTCATCATACTGATCAAAATTATCCACTGGTGATGGAGTATTTGTATTCCAATCCGTTGCAACTTCTGTTGCATTAGGAAGTCCTATAAAGACATAATAACTGTTATCTGTCGTCGAAATTCCACTTACGAAATTTGACGCATTCAGTACTCTAATCTGATCCGTGATGACGGCTGGCATTATTTTGAAACTTTTTGTTTATTTATGTGTAATCTAAAGATAATTTAGTAGATCTCTGAATTTGGGGTGCAGTTGACAACCCAGTTAATCCATTTGAGGTGTTACATGTATACGCTGCACCAATAGCAGAGCATGTCCATTTAGTCCAACTATAGTTACCATAGTTATTACCTTGACCAGAATTAAGTCCAACTGTAATTCCATGGGAACCTGTGTAACGGGTCTTGACACGGACAGTTTGACCAATACCAGCAACAGAATGTACTTGGTAAACACCATCACAGAACTCAGTACCAACACCAACAGCAGCAGTATTAGCAGCATTACGTGCTGCTACTCCAGTTCCAACATTGGAATTTGAAATTATAAAGTAATCATTGGCAGCAATAGTACTAGTTGTCTTACCACCATATTCAGTTACTCTATGTGGAGAGTTCAATGGTATATGGAATTCAAAGGTTATATAAGCACCTTGAACACCTACTCCAGTGAGAATACCATCATCACCAGTACAACTTGCACCAGTAATAACTGTCTTAGGATAATTGAATCCTGTGCTTCCAAATCCTGTATTGTCTTTATCAGTATCAATAATTTTCAATGTTAGATCACTGGCATCTGGTGCTTCAGTTCTTCTAAACCCAATAATACCTGCGTCTGTGTAGAACGTAGTATCATTTTTAGCAATGTCTTGAATTATACGTGCAGCAGGATAAACCTGACCAACATATAAATCTCTTGCCTTACTTACTACTACACCATCAATAAATTTATCATTCCTTTGTTTAGACCAAGAAATTGGTCTCAGAGGTGTTTTAGATGAACTAATTCCTGCACCTCTGTATAGAGTAGTCTGAATAGTATCTCTAGAAACAATTTCTCTAACAATACGTTCATCCTGACCTGCTTCTGGATTACTGTCTACCTGAATAATATCACCAGTTTTCAAACTAGGAACAGCAGTCAAAGTTCCTACATCACTATCAGTACCCCTATAGAATAATATTTGAAGTTTAGCACCTTCTTTAGGTGGTTCTGTAAATGCTATTTGAGTACCACCACTATAAGTATATGATTTACCTGGTTCTTGAAGAACATCGTCTAAGAATATCAAAAGACTATTTTGTATGATAACAGGAATACCAATATCTTTTTCAAAACTAATAGCTGCTCCATCTTCGGTTAAAGTAAATACTGTTCTAGCACCATCAAAGTCACCTGAAAAATCATCTAAAATTTGTAGTTTACCTAACACCCATCCAGAGAATTCATCATCCATAGTATACTTAACTTTGAATGAGGTTGGTAAGAATGCTGCACCAGCAAACTTATAATCATTTCTTTGATTTACTGGAGGCATTCCAACATCTATAGAAACTGTTGTAGTACCAACTCCAACAATAGCAGTACTTATACCAGAAACAGGATCTGTTGATCTTGGATACTTATGAAGTGTTGAATAAGTATCTTGCGAACATGTAAATCCAATACATTCATTTTTCAAACTCACGCCCATACCAACTGTCAAAGTATGAATACCAATAGCAGCAGTTAGTATTCCAACATTTGCATTATATTCTGCATGATAAATTTTATATTCGTCACCACTAGCAACATCTATAAATCCTTTTTCAATAAGAGTTGGATCAGTATTGATACCACTGATAGTTAGATTTTCACCTTCACTATATCCATATCCAACATTAGTCAACTCAAAACCTTTCATCTGAGTGAGTTGGTTTGCATCTAAAGCAACTGATGCTCCTATACCTGTCAAAGCACTTACTAATGCAACATCATCATATCCAATAGGAGAATCAAATTGAACGTCAGTTGGTTTATTGATAACACCACCACTACCATATGTTGTTGCAACTGTATGTACACCTACATTTACAGAGAACTTTCTTACACTTGGTACAATCTCAACAACTCTTGCTCCTTGATAACCAACTTCATCTGGGAATGGGAATGAATATGTTGAACTACCATCACTCATATTGATACCACGCAATACAACCCTATCACCAACTGCTAAGTTGTGATTAGCAGATGTTGTTACAGTCATGATACCTGAGTTTATATCATGAATTGCATTTGATACTGACTTATAATAATAACCAGAACCACTATCAGTTATATCAATAGTCTTTATATGTCCGACTTCAGTTGTAAATGTACCAGCAGCACCTGTAGTTGCACCACCACCTAATACTTTGAATTTGTAGATAGTTTCATTGTTATTTCTATATCCACTACCAGTAAAACCCATACCAATACTTGATATAACTCCTGATGAGTTAATTGCAGCAGTACCAACACCAACAACTCTTGGTTGATATCCATATCCCTTTTCCCATTCGTCAATACGTGTAATAATACCTTTTCTAGGTAAATTATTAGAGTTTACGTCAGAGGTACTATATGTTTCTGATTGATCAGAATTTTCATTACCAGTAAATGTTATGGTAGTAATACCAGTTGAAGCATCACCATCTAAATTATAATCTATACCTGGTCTTTGAAAAACATTGTTTATCAATATAGGACCAAAATCAGTAGATAGTCCAGTGGTATTAACACCTGAACTCTTTATTGTAAACGTCTTACCTATTCCAGTAAAATCTGCAGATATATCATCTAAAATAACATTATCATGATAATCTGATCTAGTGAAAACTCTACCTTGAAATGAACTGCCGTCAGTAGCATCAGAAAGCACTATTTTATGAGTTCCAATACCAGCAGTTGTTAGGTCAATAGCATCCCCAGATAAAGCTTTTCCTCTATCATCTGCAAATGAGAAGTTATTTGCAGAATTTTTGATAATGAAATATTCTTGGTTTTCTTCTAATGGTCTTGGTGGATCAAGGGTTCTGAGTTTTACTTTCGTACCAGATTCTAAACTATCTGAAAGCAAGTTGAATGAGTTTAATGATACATCTATGGTTTCAGATGATATTCCTATTTCTTCTCTATTACCACCGTAAGGTACATCTGAAAAGAAAATTCTATCATTTATGATATTATAATCACCACCTAATAAATGTATACTGTCACCAATTTGATGAGCAAATTGATTTGTACCCATCCATGCACGATCAACTAAAACTTTATTGGGAACACCATCTATCCCAATAATTTGAATACGCATTATCTCATCATTAACTTTTATCAAATCATATCTACTAAAATTACCTGCATCCGCAAAAACAATTTTAGTACCAATTATATTATTTTGACAAGTAGTAACAGTAGTTGGAATGTTATAAATTGGAGATTGAATAACATTGTCTATTGCAATCAAACATTTAGTATTTTGTTTTTCCGAAAGAAATCTATGAGTAGTACCTATTCCAACAGTAGTCAATCCTATAGGTAAATTATTAGCAGCATTTGCAGCACTAATTGCAACTTGAAATTTATCTTCAGTAACTTCAATTGCATATAATTGTATTGGTAATGTAGTTGCAGCCCCAACACCATTTACACCATGTTGTATACCAACCGCAGTACCATTGGTTGCATCATAAACAATAGGTTCACCAGTTCTAAAGTAATGATTGTTCATTACAAACTGATCTTCAGAAACATCTACTACTGCAGAATCACTAGCATCAAAAGTCTTGGCAAAAACAGGTACACCTCTATGAGTCAAATTGAATGACTGCTGAAAGGTTTCTGTTGCCTTACCAAATTGCTTATTTACAGATGCTAACTTAAACATTTATAAGTCTTTTGAGATATTTAGAAGCCAACCTCAGTGTTACTTGAGAGTGCGTCTGGTTTGTCTATTCTTAATTCAGCAACTCTAACAATGTATGCTTTGTTAGGTGCTGGTGTAAATTTCACTTGGGTATTATTTCCAGAAGCAACAACCTCGGTTGCACGAACATCTCTTTGTGGATTTGGAACATCGTTGTTTGCACCAATAGTTGAGATACCCGTGGCAGTTGATAAGTTATTGAACTTACTGTAGTTTACAGTACCCTCATAATTATTTGCTGTGACTTGATAATACGAATATGCATTATCTGTAGTATTTTCTACTTCAATTGAATACTTAGATGTAGCAAAGGTTTCTGAATCTTTTTCAGATATTACAACAGCAGTAGGAGATGCTGCAGCAGCAATTTCAGTTCTTCTAGAATTCAATTCAGTATCACCAATCCTATATCTTGTAGTAGTAAATCCACTATAAGATACGTGAGTATCAACTCCAACTAAAGAGGTTATTGTAGAGACTGTGACTCCTATACCTGCAACAGGAGTATATTCTAATCTAATAACACTACTAGCATGGTTTACTGCAAATGTTCCTAGGTTAGTTCCAGAATCCATTTGACCAAAATTACTATAATCACATGCAATTGTTCCTGATGCTAGGAATGTAAATTCGTCAATTTCTTTTTCATTTGGTCCCTCTGCAGCAATAACAACACTACCAGACCTAAACTTAGTACTGTCTATTTCATAGAGTACTTGTACTGATGGAGAACCTGATGCAGAAATAGCTGATGTCATACCAACTTTTTGTATTAGACCAGCAGCAGTGGTTCCTACACCAACAGCATCTGGAAGCACTTCTTTGAAGAAAGTAATATCAACCTCGTGATCAGGATTGGCAGGTGAAAAACTAACGCTGAGAATACCACCTTCCGTAGTAGCATTGAATTCTCCTAGATCGAAGGAATCTGATAATTCAGCATATGTGTTCAAAAATGCTTCGCTTTGGTCATGAGTTACAACAAACTCAGTGTATTGAATAGCATTATATGTTATACCTAATGAAGTATCCAATACTACCTGTGCATAATATTTGACTGCTGAAGTTTCGTTCATATCAAAACGATCTAGTTCAAGAGATCTGAATATATTTGGATCGGTATAGAAGTCAGAACTTATATCATCCAAATTCAAAACTCTATTACCCTTACATTGAAGTGCCTCACCAAATCTTTTAGAAGTGAAATTGATTTGCTTACTAGAAGTTCCAGTAGGATTAGTATTCTCTGAAATAAGATCCCAACTATCTCTTTTTTCTAAGTCGATATAATTATCAATCATCACAACACCACCAGTAGCAGTAGTTACACCTGGAGATACTGTAGATTGCTGTACTGTAGGTACAGAAGGAATCAATAAATCAGAATGCTTTTTAAATCCTCCAATATGTGCTAATGAATCAACTGGTTCTCCCCAAGAAGAAATACCAACTTGAGATTTCAACGAATATGCAAAATGCTGATAATAATCATTATCTTGTAATCTTTGATAGAAGTCCGATAATTTACCACTATCACCTTCCCATCCAAATCTTCTAGAAATTGTACTATCAATTTCAAAGTTTCCAGTAAATGATTCCATAGAATCAATAGTACCAGAAGAACGAGATAGTTCACCAATTATCTTATCACCAGTATCAAATCCAACTAAACTATCAACACGTAAGACATTTATTGATTTTCCTTCACCTGCAATCAATCTTGCCTGTGCATTATTATTTCCTATGATAGCTTCATTGTTATTGAACACTCCTTGTTTTAGGTTCAATTTGAATTTAGCAATATCTTTGATGTTTGTTACTGTTCCAAACTTATTGAAATCATCAAATCCCAACGCTTCATCAGGTTGATAAGATATTGTTGCTTGATTAGGTTGTCCGTAATTCGTAGTAACACCAGTTATAGTAAATGTCTGGTACTTATGATCTGCTGAATTATATCCCTTACCAGAACTAACACCTACGTTCTCAACAAAAATTTCATCTCCAACAGTAAATGGCATTGGGAATGTTGTAGTAAACCCTGCTGGAGGAGTTTGTAATCTAAGAGTTGCATTTGGGTTAGAATAGGTAGCAGTAATAATACCAACACCATTTGTATTATCTACAGCAATCAATTCATTATCAGAACTGCTCAAGTTACCGCCACCATTAACAACAGTAACCTTTTTGACACCAGCACCATCTAGTTCTGCTAAAAACTCAACATCAGAAATTACTTTATCAGATTTTCTATTGTAAACTACAAAGTTTGGAGGTGAAAGATAATTTGTACCTACAGAAGAGACCCCAACACTTTCTATACTAAAGTTATCTTTCAATCTAATAATACTTGGTACTATTGCAGATGGATTCAAAGTAGGATCTGAAGGATAATCAAAACCATACTCAACCAGATCAATTTTATCAATAAGACCTATGCTACTACCAGAAACTTTGATTGCACCAGCATTACCAGTTGTAGATGCAATAGAAACTTCAGGAATATCTTTATAAGAAGTACCACCTGATGTTAATAATGCTTTTCCTAATCCTCCACGTTGTGCTGTAGAATCAGTTGTATATGTAATAACAGCATCTGTGGTATATCCAACTCTTTCTGGAATATTCTTTAGATTATATTCAAATGTATTATCTGTTGTAGTAGTGATACCAAATCTACCGCTAAATTTACTATTCTCAACAATTATCTTAGAATAATCTGTAATATTCTTATTACATTCTATTACCTTAGTATCACCAATAGATTTGAACGCATAATATAATATATTAGGAACTTGTGGCGTAAAATGAACCTCAGTCTTAGAGTTTGCATTACCTGGTATACTTGTGGTCTCTATTTCAATTGCAGATACCCCAGAACCAACAAATTCTTTTTTGAATAATTTATCCCTATAAAAACATATTTTAGTATCTTCTAAGGATGGATCTGATGTATCAAATCTAAGTTTATCTCCCTTTACTACATTGATTGGTGGGTTTACAGACTTAGCTGCACCGACACTCACATTTGATAGATTGATAAATCTAGATCCTGAATCATACGTTGCATATAAGGCACTAGTAGCAGCAGATACCACATTTACATCAACCATATCAAATTTCTTCATACTATGAACACCAACAGTAGTACCAATAACATCTACTACTCTTAAATTACCTGTAATATTAGATCTATTGGTAGTGAAAGTATGAGTATTACCTATACCAACGTTTCCAGTATACATTACACGTTGCAAGTCTGATGATATACCAGTTCTTGTAGTTACTAGTCCCACAAGATTATTATCAATAATTTGAACAAATACACTTTCTGGTAATGGTGCTGTAAACGAGGTATTCACCCTCTTCATAGCATCAGTTTGATATGTTAAGGATGTACCAGCACCAGGACTATAAGTTAGTAGTTCTCCATTTTTAAGTCCATGATCAGGAAGATATATTGACCTAGTTGGAATAAACTTATCACCTGTAGGTGTGGATACAGTAGTACCAATGCCTACACCAAATGTAGTTCCAGTACCAACTATAGTAGCAGCATCAAAATAAAGTTCTAATTCTTCTGATGAAGGTAACTTTTGAAGGGCTTCTAATTGATATGTAAATCTTCTTTCTAATCTTTCAATTGGTGTAGTAGCAGTATGTGCTGCAGCAACAGTACCATTCTGTGCTCTTAGGAAAGTAACTTTATTAGTTGTTGCATCTAATCGAATTACTTTTAGTTGCTCATTTTCTATTGCAACAAAATCATTGATAGAAAATATTTGTTTATCTCTAATATCGAATATATTATCAGTCAAAGTAACAGAAGTAGTCAACCCTAAAGAAAGCATGTCTGTAGAAAGACCAGAGTTTACAGTAGCTACTCTTATTTGTGGTTTTACTTCAAAATTAGTATAATCTGAATTGTTTATATTATAAACCTCTACGATAGATCTATCAGGTATTTGATGTGGTAAGGTAGTAAGACCTACTACAGTAGTTCCAGAAGAACTATATTTTACATTTTCAAATTCTCTAATTCTACTTGTAATAGAAGAAAGTCCAGGTCCAGTAACTTCTATCAATTCTCCAATCGCACCAAATCCTTGAGTATTTGAATTATCAAATACCAACTTATCACCAACATTATATTCAAAACCTTCTATTACAACATCTACAGACTCTAAAGATCCAGATTTAACATTAGTAATTTTAGAGTTTATATTTGTATTTTTACCAGAATTAGTTACAAAAGTATATTCGGAAATATTATATGGTTCCGTATTCCTAGTATATAAATCAGGAGCAATATCTTGATTAGATTGGTAATCTAAATTGAAACTGCTTGGTTCAGAATGATACGTATCTCCAACTACATATGGGAAAACAGGTTTTCTTGCACCATCAAAAGGATCTAATGGGTTTTGTGTAGTCTGCTCCTCAACAGTAGAATAGTATGCATATATCCCATTAGGATAATCTGGAGTAACCGCAAACCTACCATTATGCTCATCTAAATCACCATAACCTTCAATATACTTGAAGTCTTCTACAAAGAAACCAGATGGATACTTGGATAAAGAAGGACCATCTAATCTAGCAACATCAGAAATTTTAGAGTAACTAGATTGAAGATATTTTACTTGACCACCTACAATACCAACTGGTCCATATATTGGATGACCATCGTATGCCCACCCAATAATAGGAGAATGTTCTGCACCATCATCACCTAAGTAATCCCTTAGTTTTCTTGGTACGTAATAATTTACATATGGATTTCCTAAATTAACATCTGTCGATACCTCTAAGAATCCATCATCATCTTTTACATCTCCATATTTTACTAACTTATCAACTTGATTGACTGTCCATTCTTTTATATTTCCAGATAAAATTGCATTTTTACCAGGTGTTTTTAGACTTATAGTAGTATCTGTAATAGTGTATCCAATACCTGCATTGATAATATCAATCTTAGTAACAGATCCATTTTCTATAGTTGCTTGTGCTTTAGCACCAACACCACTACCTTTTATAATAACATCAGGAACACTGAAAAATTGTTCTCCACCAGATTGAATAATAACTTGATCAATCTTACCATTTTCAATCATTGGACGAATATATGCCTTGTCACCTTCTACAATTTTAACATCTGGTTTAAATATATCGTTTATAACAGTAGATCCAAAATCAGTACCAGCGTTCTCAATATGAATTCCAGTCAAATGTCCTCTAACAACTGGAGTTGCAGTAGCATTATCTGTAGTAATTCCCTGTCTACCACTTATAACTACAGAAATTGGTGGATCTTGGAAAGTATGTACACCAGACCCAGTAGTTGTAAATCCAATAAAAGTTTTATAAGTTTTATCTAAAGTTACCCTAAAATTATCATCATCAATCTTTATTGCACAATATTCAGTGCCACTTGTCAAACCACCAATTACATCATCAGCACTATACTTTACTAAATCTCCAGTCGAGAAACCATGACTTTTAATATTTACAGTATCTGTAAATGTATTGATACCTGCTATTTTTGTAGTATTTGTTCTATTCTTGAAAAGACCAGCATTAGTTACAACAATCTTATCAACTTTATGTCTTCTATCCTTACTAGTAAACTTATGAACACCACCACCATTGGTAGTAAGATCTAGTGTTCCGATACCAGCAAGTGCATCTGCCTGAGTATCAGAAATATGCATCTCCCAGTCATTTAGTTTGACTACGTAATATGGAGAACCTTTTACTAAATTACCTGGTGTTGTTCCTATACCAATAGGACTTGTGTCTGAAGTGTCGTATATTATTTCTTCACCATGCTTGAATCCATGAGGTTCTGGGAATACAAACCTATCAGTCAATGTATTGACAATACTTCCTTGAGTTGTACTATCAAAACTAGTTTCCTGATGAACAATCTTCATCTGAGCAAAAGCACTAGAAGTCGTATCATTACCACCAATAAGAGAAACGTTAGGGGTTTCTAAGTAATCTAGTCCTGAAGTATTCAGATCTATGTTCTTTAAAGAACCTTCTACATGAGCAATAGCGGAACATCCTGTTCCAGTATGTCCAGTTTGTGTAACTGATAATCTAGGAGAATTAACAAGATCATAATCTTCTCCAGAATTTAAAATATCAATAGATTGTATGGGACCGTAAAAAACTTTATCAGTTGCTTTATATGAATAAAGTTCTACACCGTTTGCAAATAATCCAACTCCACCCTGAACAGTTTTTATCTTATTTTCACTAAACTCAGGAGAATCAAATTTTCTAAGTAACTTTTGTGCTCCTAAGTTACTATTTGCAACAACTTCTGGTGTTAGAGTATGACTAGTTACACTTGCTATATCTGTTGCAGTAAATGCATCAATATAACGAGCATTACGAACGTTTTCTAACGAATATGCTAATGCAACCTTATTTGCATCTATTTTCTTGAGATAATATGGTTGACCTTCTTCAAGATTGGTTAGTGTACCTATACCAGTAGCAGTATTATAAACAACCAACTCACCATCATGAAAATTGTGATCTATAACTTCAATAGTCGATCCTGCCACATTTAGGCTAGAAATAAATGTTCTTTTTCTTATTTGAGGATCAATACTCCAATGAGGTAAACTATTAGAAGCAGTATAAACACAATTATTATTATCACTATAGGTATTCTGTATGTCTGCAGTATATCCATCAACAGTTGTTTTTATTTTTCTTCTAATAAAATACGTTCTAGATGAATCTAGTTGTCCTGTACTTACAACTATTTGTTTATTTGTAGGAAGACTACTAACCGTGCCTTCTTGAACATTATCATCATCATCAACAACATCAAGTGTATCTCCAACATAAAAAGTATGCTCATTAACTAAATCAAGTTTATAACTTTGACCACCTAAATGATTCCATCCTAATATATTGTGGTGTGCAGCAGTATTGTATATCCAAGATGAGAATCTAAGATCTTTTTCTTCAATACCTAATGTTTTTACATTTACAACAGCATTTCTTTGTTGATTATTTGCATTACCAACAAACTTATTAATAACACCCAAAACATTCATTCTTACTGGTTTAGTAAGATCACCTTCTTCATATGAATATGCTTCTAATCCAGATCTAACAGTAGATCCAATACCACATGCTGAACTAAGACTTGATATACCAAGAAACTGTGTGTAATTCTTATCAGTATAATCAAAAAATCTATTTTCAAACTTTATAGTTCCTGTAGACCCAAATCCAACCGTTGAATCAACACTCAATATTGTTTCACCAATACCAGCAGTTTTAGTTACAAAAGTTTTACCAATTTGTCTAAATTTACCTACAAGACTAGTTTGATCTATAGAAACCTTATAATATTTTTTATTATCAATAATAGTACGTTCAACACTGTAAATTGAACCACTTGTCTCTATTGGAGTTGTATCTTGAACTAAAGTTTCACCTTGAAGTTTCTCAGGATCACCCTCAAGAGATTCACAAATCAATACATCATTGACAATATAGTCAGCAGCAGATGGTTTTAGAATATATTGTGAAGGTTGAATCATCTCAACCTTTTCATCATATAATGCTTTGAATAATATCTTAAATGCTTCTTCTGTTCCTTTTGACTTATAAAAATCTTTTGCCTGTCTAATAAAATTAGACTGATCAACCTTATCGTTTATATTTCTTTCTGAAAAACCTGGTAAAATCTGCTTCTTTAGATTTTTGAAAAAAGTCTGTAAGAAAACATTACTTAGATTATGAACCTTAGAATCTACAGCATGAGTTCCTACTCCAGTATTACTAAAAGTTAGATATTCTGGTTGATTTGTTTTTGAATTATTTTCAATACCACTAAATCCACGAACACAACCAGTAAATGAAGTAGTTCCTATACCAGTATATGTAATAATCTCATCATCAATTTTTAATAATCCCCATTTATCTGGCCAACCACTAGTAGAGTCAACGTAAATTGTATCTTCAAATCCACTTATGTACGTAGAAACCGATGTAAACCCAGTTAGATTTGTCTTATTGGCAAAATCAAGACCCTTATACTCAACTAAATTATCAGCAATATCAATAGAACCACCTTGAAACTCTTGAGAAATATAAAATTGTTTTATAAAGTCTCCAAAAAGAGGATTTTCAGAGTTAATATACTCAGGTATCTGACTCTGAACAAGTTCATTAACTTGTACTTTAGTAAAAGATGTGGTTATCATTAATATGAACTACTTGTAGTTGTTGTTTGTGTTGATGATGTAGTTGCTGCAACAGGTACTGTTGGTACTGATGATCTTCCAGAAGAATTGGAGATAATAGCAGTGCCTCGTACCTTAGATCCACCTGTTTGATAACTAGATTGAATATTAAATCTAGTTCCAGAAGTATTTTCACCAGAAGATATAGAATCTCTTCTCATATAAAAATTACTCTTATTTACAGCAAATTGAAGATAGAGTTCATTTCTTGCTAAAACATCATTTGAATCTGGAACTGCTTGAACTTCAATAATATTATTAGTCAGTGTTGTAGAAGTTATATTCACAGTATCTATAATGATTTCTCCTTTCTCATAATCAACAGTTCCGAAGTTATTATCAAGAACATTTATTGTATCATCAGTAAGAATTTGGAATAAGAATAACTTACCCTTCTTATGATCAATCTTTTCATCAGTAAAATAGCATGTACCAGATATTCCTCTTACACCAAATCCTGTAGATTTGATATTGTAATTAGTTTCGTTGCAATAAAAAGAATTCAAAAAACACAATTCATACTGCGTAAATTGATTCACTTTTGCTAATAAATTCCTTCTTATTCTTACATTGGTAATATTAGATGTTATGGAGTTATTAACATTATCAATCAGCGAAACAATTTTACTGTATTTGAACCTACCACCAAATTTATTCAACTCTGTTCCAGATGCAAACTGAGTCAAAGAATTTACAACACTACTTTTTACAGTATCTGGATCACCTGCAAAGTTTGGGTTATAGTAAACGTAACTATCAACTTCAACATAGATAAATTTCAAGTCTACAAAAGTAGGTACAATTCCAGCAACAGAATAACTTTTTAAAGATGCTAATATTTCTTTCTTAGTAAAGTTGGATAAGAAAGAACCATTCTTAGGTTTTGCTGCAATATAAACCCTACCATATTGAGGTGGGTCTAATTCTTCACCACCATAAGCACTTACAGACTCAATATTTGGATAAACAGAAGGAACAATTGATTCATAATCACTAGCAGTTACTGCTCTATGTTGTGATGAATATAACCTTGGAGCATAATACCTAACACTGTTAGTTGGTTCTATATTGTCACCATTTTGAGATGGTGTTTGTGGAGTAAATATTGTAACATACCCATCTAACAATGCAGAATTTGAATCTCTAAGTGTTCCTGCAAATTTGAACTCTTGTGCTCCATTTCCAGCAGAACCTTCAGTTTTGATATAGCTTACATTAACAATATTACCAGAATCTAACTTCTTACCGAATACATTATCACCAAATAATAATTCATATTTCTCATCAGTAGTCTCTTGAATTAGATATATGTTAGATGTTGATGTAATACCTAAAATATTATCTACTAACTTATATTCTACTTGAGTGCTACTACTAGAGTTTTCTCTTATCTTTACTATTATAGTAGAAGTGTCTATACCTTCATTGGGCAAAATATATCTCTGATTATCACTTCCATCTACTACAAAACCTGTTTGTAGATATTGACCTTGAAAAATTTCTATTGTACCTTCAGATTCTCCATCTGTAGCAGTTCCAGTAACTGTTTCAGGTATTGAAAATATATATTGAGATCCAGATACTTCTCCATTGGCAATTACACCAGGTGTGAATGATATTGTTTCTACTGTACTAGCAAGACCACTAACATAATAATCTACTGTTGCTTTTGCTGCTCTTTTAGAACGTGGAACATAACCAATATTACGTGCAAGAGATACAACATTTTCTCTTAATGTTGCAGAGTCAATGAAAGTCTCATTGACAACCATATTAGTATTATATGCAGTCTGATATGAATTATATGCTAAAAGGTTTATCAAAACCGACAGATTAGAACCATCAAAGTCCATATCTGTGAAATTTGAATTCTCCCTCAGATATTCTTTTATTGAGGTTTTTATGTCCTCAAAATTTAAGTTTGTGTATTGTTGGAGTGCCATTATAGCCTAGTAGGTTCTAATATGAAATTTATAGCCTGAGAAGGAGATGATAGACCAATAATGTCATAATTTAGCGTAATGTCTAAGCAGTTTCTATCAGGGTAGTTTTGCACAACAACATCTGTTAGTTTCACTCTTGGTTCATGATTTGATATTGTTGTCTCTATTTCAGATTTAATAGGATCAACATAATCATCTGTTGCTAATTCAAATAAAGATCCTGTAATCCTAGTTCCAAAATCACCATCAAAAAATACTTCACCTATTTTTATTCTGACCAAATTTTGCACAGAACGCTTTATAGCATCCTCATTCTTCAATGTTAAAACATCATTCGTAACGGGATGGCGTTTGAAAGACAGAGATATGTCTTTGAAACCTTTTGAAAAACGTTTGACTGGCACTAGGAAGATGCAATCTCGGTATATTTAGTTCTATTTAGAGACAAAAAAAGACCCTCCTCGAAAGAAGGGTCTTTATTGGATGCTCCGTCGCCTGATAGTCAGTCGGAATCCTGGTCGTCGGTTCCCAGGTATCTAATTTCTATTTCGTCGGGATGGGGGTATCCAGAGTGGTAAAACTCATCGGCAAGTGCTTGTGATATATCAAGCATCTCCTCTTCGTCTACAGAAGAGAATTCCTTTACTCCCTCAACGTATATATCATACTTTTCCATATACCGTAATCATTCTTTACAGGTATCTATATAATTCTTGTTTTCTCATGACCTACACGGCATTGTGGATCACACCAGATTTCATATCCTGCCTTGATAGCATCTAAACAGAATGATACATCTTCTCCGCACATGTCTTGAACTTCACCTGAATCAAACACCTGCATCTGAGGTGCAAACCAAGGATAAGTCATTTCCTTGTTTTCAAAGACACCATGTTTGATTAGTAACCAACCAAAACCAGTATAATCAACAGTAAACGGTTTTCTACGTTTTTGAATACCATCAACTGTTTCATGATTCATTACACCACCGTTTTCTTTAAAATCATCCTCTTCAAGCCAGTGAGCAACGGATGTTGTTTTACCGTCTTCCGTAGCGTACCAACCAGCAGCAAGATCCTTGTCCATGCATACAACACGATAAAAGTTTTCGAGGTTGAAAACGATATCACTGTCAATCCAAAGTTGATAGTCATACTTTAACTT